TCAGGCGCCGAGCAGCCGGGCCGATCGCACGCTACGCGCCAGGGGCAGGGTATATCCGATCAGGCAAAATTGATCCAAGGCGAATAGAACCACCGACTCTAGTCCGGCTCCGGACGCAATTTGCTGCTCTTTTTGCCACGGTGTGGTGTAGTCGGAGATTCCAACCAAATGGCTGCTTTGCGATGCGGGGAAGCCGAGCGTCGTGGGCATCTGAATCGATTGCCTCGCCAGATCGAGATTTCGGCCAGCGGTAAACGAAAAATTCTCCGTTTTCAAACAGGCCAGATTCGCCGGCGTCCAATCGTTCACCGGATAATTGACGATTCGATTCAGCGCCGTGTCGTTCACATCTGGTGGATAGAGTACTTCGAATTTCGCATCGGGCAAGGTCGCGTGCACGAAATCCCTGATCGCCTTAGTGAACGCACCGATCAGTCCCGGGAGAAACGCACATTCGTTCGGAAATTGCGCGGGATTGGCAAATTGACTGGGGATGGTCGCCATGGGGCGGCCGAATGCGGCTTGGAAGCTTGCTGTCGAATAGGCGTCATAGAATGGCATCCCAGGCTCCGTCGCGACCGTCGCTATCCGCCCGGGAAAGTACCACCACTGCACCTCGCCAAATTGCAGGTACGGTTGGACGCCGGCCTGCGTCATCACGTTCGCCATCGCCAGATGCACCTGCTGCCAATAGGCGGTACTCGCCGGTCCGAAATTGGTCTGCAAGGAGGGCGTATTCAACCAAACCGGATCGCCATTGGGATACCGCTGTGCAATCCCGGTGGCCACGCTGTCGTCCCCGTATTGCAATTCCATACTGAAAGCTGCCGTCGACGTGATTCCATAACCGTTCAACGCCCGATAGAACGCGGCGCTCCAGTCACGCGCAGCTCGATTGATCGGAGGTGTGGCGCTTAAGTCGGTTCGCCAGTAGCTCCCGTTTGGATCGGCTCCCGTCCCGTCGATGCCACCGCTGAGTGAGGAGTTGCTCGTCCGTGCAGTCAACGGTGAAGCGTTGGCGGACGAATTGTTGGCTACAGCCGACACAGTCAAGCCATTTCCACTGGTGCCGAACGCTCGTGCCGTAATCGTCAGGGTCGATCCCGTTGCCTGAGCCGACACGCTATTCGAGCCGGCGTTGATTAGCAGCGCAAAACACAGTGCAATGCTCTGTGCAGTATCGCTAATCAGATCGGTGTGCTGCAAGATGGTTCCACCCAAGTTGATGCTCGTAGACTGACCAAATTCCGGCGTCCCCGCGAACGCGATCGTGACAGAGGCGAATTGCATGCCCGGCCGGTCTAATTCGAAGAACCAGAGCGCGCCCACATAGTGGTTTGCCCGCCCGCGAAAACCCAACTTCTGGATGAGCCATGCAGTCCGTTCCGGAGCCAACGAGATCGAGTGATTCGTGTCCCAATCGGTCGCCAATGTCGATGTGGCGACGATCGGAAAATCTGGAAGGTCGTATGTCGGTAGCGCGATTTCCAGGAAGTCGAAGTAGAAGGACATCCCGGCGGGCCCCGTGTTCGTGATTGTAACCCTATGGGTCATACCACCAGAGAACACGCCGATCGGCACTCGTACCAGAAAATCTTCGGCCGGAGCGGCCAACCCAAACGACACCGGTGCGTTCCCATCGACCGCAACTGTAATCGTGCCGCCACCAGCCAGGCATCGCGTCCCCAGGTAAAGCGAGTGGGTGACTCCGGCCGTATAAGAGCACCTCACCGTAGAGCCCAGCGTGTTTGTCCAGTGGATGGAACCGCCGGAGAAGTTTCCGATCTCCTTGGTCCACGGGCCGCTGGCGTACACGACCTCCGTCGCGTCATCCTCGATACGCCGGCTCCCGGGACCGGCCACTCGATACAGCAAATTACTGCCGCTTACTGTCCAGTTAGAAACCACAACGACGAATTCGCTCCGTTGGAAATTGCCCGGCTGCTGATCGGCGGCCCATGTCCAACGCATCTTTCGCACGTTTGATGTTGGCACCGAAACGAAAGTCGTCCTATCCGAGTTGATATATCCTTGCAGGGCGCTGAAATTCAAATTCACCCGCCAGTGTTCCGGTGACGTCCCTCCAGCGAACATCGCCCAGTTCGGCGACCATGTTTCGCTACCTGCGCCGGACACCGTAGCATACACCCCGATTCGATTCGCATTCTCGCCGACGCTCGTGATGTATGTAAGCAGGATTTGCGTACCGCTGGCCGATGCGCTGACCGTGCCGTCACCATATTGATTGACCGCGTTCGCGAGAGCCGCGATCGCCGTAGTAAGGGTGTCGCCATGCTTGAGTTGATAGTTGAATTGCTGGTCCAGCCAGGATAAAACAATGTAGTCGTCCTGTATGGGCGATCCGCCGAGCTCAAACGTAACGGAAGCGGACGTGAACGACCCCAAGGGCGTCGCGTATCCGAGCGTCGAAGGGCCGAGCGGGACATTATACAAGGTCTCCGTACCGCCGTTGTCGGCCCAGATGCGCAGGTACGGCCACTCCACTGTCGGGAAGAGCGTCGAGTCCATCGGTATGCAGTTGGTACGCACCTCCTGGTAGCTCAGGCTCAATCCGCTCAAATCGCCATCGGGTAGATTGCGCAATAAGGGGTGCTCGAATACATTATCCCGATTCCATTCCACCACCACCCAGTCGAACGGCTGCCTCCAACATCCCGACACCGTGAAACCGTTCGGACCAGCGCCACTAAGCGCCGCCACGGCCGATGGCTGTTGGAAGTAACACTGCAGGTCCCGATCCGGACGAAGCTTAGTGAGTTGCTCAGGCATTAGAGTCGGATCGTCACCGTGAGATCTGCGCCCGGTACACTTTGTCCCACCGACAGCACGGCGACTGTGATTTGTGACATAGCCGGCAGGAATGGTAGGGTGCTGCCAAGGACGCTGCTGGACGAGATCGCGCCGGGCGCGAACGTCAGCGCGCAATACAGTGCTCCGTCAAGGTTTACTTGCACTTGTACCGGCGCGTCGGCGGCGCTTCCCAAAACAGCGGAAACGTCCCGAACAGAGCGCGCCGACTCCACCACGATCGCGGGGGCGACAGACTGATCTATTGCGAGATATCCCGCCACTTGAATCGAGTACTGACCGCCGGAAAGTGTCCGCAAGCCATAGTCGATGGTGTGTGTCAAACAGATCCCGGTCGTTGGACTATTCCCTAATCGGTTGGTGACAAAGAGTTCCGCGCTCGCCACCCGCACATCCGGCAGTGTGATCGGGTAGGTCCAATTCCCGCTGTAAGGGCTTCCGAAGAAGTTTGCCGGGAAACTCACAATCGTTGTTTGACTGATAAGGGGAAAGACCAGCGTTCCCGCGGCATGCGCCACCGCGGCGCTCCCATCTACCCCGCGTTCAACGGCGCACTGGATGCCTGCGCCGTTGACGGACGTGATACTCAGAATTTCTTCCTCGATTTGGAGTACGGCTCCCGGCTGCAGAGAGGCTGCCACAGTCAGCGTCAGTGCTTGGTCGCTGGCTCCTAGATCGCTTTGCAACAGCGTCAATGGAGGCGCCGACAGTTCGTTCCAATAGTGCAGGGTGAGTGTTGCGGATGAGATGCGGCTCGTATTGCTCAGATCGCTGAACGAAACGCCGCTCAGCACTGCAACGCTGCCATGGATCTCCGCCCCCAATCCGAAATATGGCTGCGGCGGGATCTGCGTGTCGCCCAGTCCGGACCCACCGATCGTCCATCGCGTCACTATCGCCAGTTGCGGCGAGCATTCCAAATTGTTCACATTGGCCGCTCGGCCTGTGATCTGCACGATTTCGCCCGTGCGATTCGGAATGGGAAACTGAATCGGACTGCTCTCGGCAACCGCCGCGAAGTGCCACGCAGCTTCGGCGACAGCAAAGAAACTGGTGGAATCCGGTTCAACGCTCCATTTCCCGACCGTGATGGTCGTCGCATCGTTCGCCACCACACTTCGCTCCTGGCCCGCACCGGCGCCTCGTGTGATCCGCACCGTCATCCCCACGTATCCGTTTACCGCCATCTCCAAGGTGGAGTTTCCGATCATCGTGGGTGAATGTGTGGTAACTGCCACCTCCGGCTGCAGTTCCAATCGATAGTAGAAATTCGCGTGGTCGAAATTTGGATCCGGCGATGGAATCAGTTGATCGACGAGCCCACCATCCGTGAAGGTCGTCGCGATCCCTTGACCGGACGCGACGCGCTGCAGATTAGCGGGCGTATTCCCGCGGTACACATTAAACGATGTCGTGCCGGACGCGAAGCTCAGCCCCTTCAGTGTCACACTGCTGCCGTCTGCCGTGATAATTGCCGTCACTACGAACGACCGTGCGCTCTCGTCGCTGTTGCTGTCCTGGGCGGTCACCGCGTAGTACAGCGTCTGGTCCCCCCTAAGCGACCCGCCCGAACCGATCGTGGCTGACAGGCTCACCAACGGTACATAGGGTCCGCTGCTCGAGACCGTCGGGGGCGCAGCAAAACTTACTACCACCGTCTCTTCCACGGAGCCGTCGGTATTTGATAGGGCCGCCTCAACAACTCCAAACTGCACGTCGCCATTCGCGTCCATTACGCTGCCCAACAACGGCGCCGGCAATCCGACGCCCGAATTGTCCTGCGTCGTCTGGCCGGAGGACGAGATTGTCTGACCGTTGGTATCCGCGTACCACGCATCGTCGTGAATTTGCCCTGTGATAGTAACCGTTCGGAAATTGGTCGACGGCGAAAGCTTCAGCACGCGGAACGGCTGCCGCAGAAAGCCTTCCTTCAAATATGTGACCGAAATGATGTCGCCTGGCGACACGCCGAACGCCTTGATGCTGGTCTGAAATTCGACGTACGTGTTCCCGTCAACCGACTTGTCGAGATTGAATTTTAGGATTCGCGATGCCTGATCGAATTGCGGAATCCCCAACGCCATTAGTCCGGCCGAAGTCGTCTGCCCGGTTAATGCAATGTCATCCGGGTCGACCATCTCGTAACTGTCCTGTTGGTACCCGTTGAGTGAATCCTGAAACTCCACGGTCATACAGTTGGGGCTATCCGCGATGCTGCGCGATTTCAGGATCACGCTCGATGCCCCATTCGACTTTCTCAGAATTCCGGAGAACCCGTTGCTGCCGTCGCCGAATTCATAACTCGGCCAGCCGCCGTTCAACGATTCCGTGCTGTTCGACCATGAAGGTTGCGACGGCTGCTCCAATGCGATCGTATTCTCTACCTTCGCTTGCAGCACGCCGGCCGGACCGTAGGTCAGGTACATCCTCGCGCAATTGCGAATGCCTCGCACGACATCGCCGGCGCTGCGCCGATTCTGCAACAGAAGATTGCATTGGAATCGCGGGAGGGTGATCGCGTTTCCGTTTACGTCGGTCGCCGCGATCTGTTCGTCGCAATAAGCCGCCGCCGCCGCAAAGCTCACCAGATCGACTTCGGTCTGCGTCCACCCGCTCCTCCGCAGCACGTCGAGCAGAATCCACGCCGGATTGCTCGAGAATTGATCGCCGCCATAGGTTCCGTCCGCTGCATACGTCGGAACTAGAAGTCCCTGCACCAGTACTTCGACACTCGGTAGCGACGTTCCGTTGTTTAATTGATTCGGCACCACCACCGAGAGGTACGCCATGCTGCCGTAAGGGTCGCCGGCCGGTGTACCGCTCGCATCCGCGAAATTCGGATCCAGCGCGCCGTCTCGTCCCCCCAACGTCTCCACGTTGTACCAGCCCGTGCCTGTCATGTTGGTGCCGCTCACCCCAACCGGAATCTCCACGCCATTTACCAGGACTGTCAAGACCCCCTGTATATGGCCGATACCTAACAGCACCTCCATCCGCGTCAGATTGCCGTCGTTCCGCGCGAACGTCACGATCGGCGTTTGCCATACCGTGCCATACACCATCGGGACATAATCGTTATACAGCGCCTGGTTGACCGAGATCGCCGACGTTGACCAGCCCTTGCCATAGCTCCGAACGGCAATTGCGGGCGGCATAAACTCCAACCCGCCGAATCGCGTAAACATCCCGCGCGCCTGGCAATCACCGCGCGTATATCCGCAGTTCGAATAGGGAGTCGCGCCGTTTAGATTGCCTGTGCCGCCTGGAAGTCCCGCCGAATACCCGCATCGGTAGTACAGGGAATATCTACCGTTGACACCACCATCCACTGCTTCGGCCCGCTGCTCGGGCGTTGCGGGAAACTGCCATGGACACCTGCGTTCGATCCGCACTTCCGGCAGAAAGAGCCTCTGCAGGCTCATCCGATTGATCGCCGTCAGGCGAAAGGTAGATTCCTCGCTGCGATCTGGCGGATTGCAAATCCCCTGAAACACCACCGTCGTATCCGTGAGTGCGATGCTGTTCCGCAAATCGTAGAACAGCACTCCCACCGTGACACGCGCTCCCTTCCAACCAACGGATCGCTCCAGTTCCGAGAAGTGAGAATCGGCATTCGCCAGCAGAATGGAAATCTGGGGGCTGCCGTCGATCCCCTGGTCCGATGCGGTTTGGATGTCGAAAGAACTGTGCTGGATCACGCGGGAGGTGTAGGCGTTCCCGCCGGCCGTGATACTGTGAGTGCACCAATGTTCGGTTTGCCCGTCTGACAGCACACAGTCGAACACGATCAGCGGCGTGTCGGTGACGGTCTGTTCCTTCAGGTCAGAGATGGCTTGCATAGAGGATATGAACGGTCGTCGAATGTCGATTCACATCCGTCGTCGTGAACGTGAGAGTATCGTCCCGCAGGCGGGCGTTTTCAAAACACCCGCCGGTGGAAGTGGGCTTATAGTGAGAGGGGCTTTCTTGCGGCTCTACCTGCAGGCCGTAGACGTCGACCACGGCGCCCGCTGCCAGCTCGATTCCGAAGGTAAGGGAGGAAGAAGTGGGATCGCCCGTTCCGCTGACGGCGTATCGCTGCCAGTTGGGTCCCAGAGTCGTCTGGAAGTGGTTACTGCCCAGCAGGAGTGTCATCGCTGTCGGTGCAGAAGCCTTCGCGTAAACGCTCAGGCAGTAGACGTATCCACCCGGAGCGTTTAACGTCTGTGTAAGGGACTGCGTCGCCGCGCCTGAATTCGTCAATTGCCATGCGTTGCTGCCGCCGTTCGGGTCGGCGATCGATCCGGTGGTTGACAAAAGCGGCGCACTCAACCAGACGGCGTCTTTCAGGTCGTTGCTCCAAGCCAACAGGTTCGCCGTCGGATCGACGAATGTGAATCCGTTGAGCGATCCCTCCGCCGCCTCGAAGAAATTTACCAGCGCCGAGAGCTCGGCGTCATTCAGTCCTGCGTATTGCAGTTGCCATTCGATCGTTGCGGCTCCGGGGTCGCCGAGCTTCACCGCAGTTCCGTCCGCGGCCGTATTCACGAGCGTTCGCACGTGCCGCCGTCTCTGTGCCGGAAACTGAGCCAAGGCGCCAGTCGGTAGTTGTGGATATACGAGCATCGCTAACTCCGGTTTTCTACGACCGTCAGCGATGTCCTTCCTCGCATTTCCGCCGCAGACAGCCACTCCATGTCATCGCTCGCCAGGCTGCAGTCAGGATATTGAGTCCCGTCCCACGGATCCGTGAAGGCAAAGCTCCCCAGCCTTCCCTGCGCATCTTCGAAGAACTGTTGAAACGCCGCCATCTCGGTCTCATCCAGTTCGCTCAAGCGGATCACCCATTGATGCAGCACACCCGCCGCATCACGATACCGCTGCTCGCTTCCATCGAGGAAGCGCAGGGCCTCATTTTGAAATCTGAGCGATTTCAAGGCCGGATACTGCGTAACCGCGCTTGTCTTCAGTTGAGGGAAAGTTGCCATGTTAAGAGCCGACCGCATTTCCCGCAGCCATCTCAGCCGCGAGTTCTTGTTCCAGAATCGTGTATGCCTGCACCTGTCTTGCCGTTAAGTCGTTCTCATCGAATGCCGGCAAGCGCCGTCGCACAAAGAACTCCTCCAACAGCGAGATGCTCTCAGCAGTGATGTACGGCTTCGGGCAAGTGTCGAGCGACACGCCTCTTCGCGCCCACACCAGCCGCGGAGACTCCACCGCATTCGCGGGCAGCCACCCACACCGTCTCTTCCGCTCCAGGCCGGACCTTCGGCAATCGTCGCACTTCCAACCGGCCTGGTTGGAAAATTCAAAGTGGAAGGCGACAATCAGTTTTTTCTTTCTGCCGCGCTCAGCCCCGTTTGCGACCGTACCAGCGCCAGCGCCTCGCGAAACAATTCCTCGGGCCCCGCTTCGGCCAGCGACTGCGGCGTCGCCTCTGCGCCGTCCAACTCCAAGCCCGAGATTTCAAGCAATCCCCACTTCACATAAAGCCGGTCGATTTCCACCCGCAGCAGCGCCGCATCCATCCGCTGTCCAGGGTCACGAGCCGCCTCCAGAAACTCCACCTTCCGCGCCAGTTCCCGTACCTGCCGCATCAAGTCCGCCCGCCTGCCGAACGACATCTTTCCGATCGTGAACTTCACCCCGCCGACCACCTGCGACTCCACCGTCGCGACACTCTCGTAGATCATGCTCTCCTCGATTCCGCGCCCTACGCGAACGCCACCGCGATTTCGTTGTTTACCGTCCCCTGCGCTCGGGACGATCGGAATTTCCACTGCAGCCGATTCTTGCTGTCGTCGAACTCCGGCACCGTTGGAATCACGCTCGGCAGGTACACGCCCACCAGTTGCCCCTGCGATTCGCCAAGTTGGAACATCACGCTGATTGGCGATTCCTGCCGTGCCGCCTGATAGAGTCCCTGCGTGTAGGCATCGTTCTGACTGTAGAGTTCGAATGTCGCCGTGACATTCCGCTCTCCCGGTGCGATCGCCTGCGGCAGGCTAGATCCGAATTCCTTCATTCGCAGATCCAGCCCGTTCTTTAGCATCACCGAGGCGGACGTGATGGTATAAAACTGCGTCGGCGACGTACCCAGCCAAGCTTGTCCCAGATTGCCCGGCACAATTGTGTAATCGAACCCACTGAGCGTCGGCTCCGCCGGGTAGCTCTGCAATTGCGCCGCCCCGCCCGACGCGCCACCGATACTCGCGCTGTCCACCACGTCCTGAGCCTGACCACTAAAACGGAATTCGTGATAATCGCCGTTGAGGTCGATCTCCATCTGGTCAACTGCGCCGCCGCACAGCAACCTTTGCACCGCGTTCGCCGGGTCCCAATAGTCGAAGATCCCCACGCTTGGCAACTCGGTGGCCGGGGCATACGTGATCGCCGCACCCACTGGCGATCCCGCGGTAGGAGGCACGGTGAACGGCACATTCAGTTGCACCGTCGTGGTGTCGACGATCGCCGCCGCGAACCGGATCTCTCCGCCGCTGCTCACCGCCTGTCCCGCCGACAATCCGTGCGGAGCAGCAAAGGCCAGCCTGCCGTTCCCCGTTGTGCTCACCGCTGTCCCGCCGGCAAAGCTCTGCGGCGTACCGCCCAACGCAGCTTGGAACAGCGGACCATAGCTCGGACTCGCTGTTCCTTGTTGCCAGTTCGTCAGCAGTGTGCGCAACTCGAAGCTAGTCTGTCGACGCCCGCCCGAAGGCAGTCCAGCAAACGTGCGACTGCCCGTCTTATCCTTGCGTTCCGTCAACTCTACTTGCTGGCGCACCGTGAGCTTCAGCGCCGGAATCCGATTCGCCGCTGTTATCGCCGGAGTCTGTCCGTAAGCGCTTTCCAGCGCCGTATAAAAGCGGTTTGCCTGAGACGATATGTAAGATGCCATAAAATGTAATCCCTGCCGATTCGACCTCAGTTGATGCCGAAGCCGACTTCGAAGCTGATCTTTGCCACCTGTTGAAAATTCTTGCCGCCCTGCTTAACCGCGGTGAACGCCACCTGGCATTGCCCGCTGAAGAACATACCGTCGCCCCAGTCGCCCCGATTTCCGGCCAGCACCTGCAGCACGGCGTCCGCATAATCCTCCAGCGCGTCCTGTAGCCCCTCCAGCCGATCTTGCGAGTGCCGCAATTCCACCGTGATTTGCACCACCCCGGAAAACGTCCGGAACTTCTCCGTCAAACTATTCACGATCCGCTCGCAGTACACATTCGCCGACGGGAATTGCATCGCGCTGCTCTTGTCCGCAAGCTCCGCCGGGATGTTCTGTGCGCGGATCTGCCCGCTCTGCAAAGGCGCCAGCGGTCGTCCATTGTCCTGAGTGTACGCGCCTAAATAGAAGTTGATTCCGGTCGAGCCGGTTAGGAACTGAATCATTTTGCGGGTAACTAAGCTGCCAATTGTCGCCATTTAACCCCTCAGAATTCTCCGCGGCATCGGCATCAACTGGTTATGCGCTTGACCGCTGCCCGGAGCCGCGCCCGAGCTCCCCGTCATGTTCCCTTGTAGCCACGCTTGCCCCACCGCGATGGGCACCGTGTTTTGCCGCGACAACGCCGTGGGATCCACTCCGACGTACACGTTCCAACTTGCCGCCCCGGTCGGCGCTGCCGACGGCTGAACAGCGAGCGTGCTGCCCGCCGTCGTGATAGACGCCGACAATGATGGCGCGCCCTCTTCTCCCTTGGCGTTGACCCACGTCATGGCGACATAATAAGTGCCGTCCGGGATACTTCCCGCCGTCGCCGTCACGATAGGTTGAGCCGCTCGAGAAACCGGCGACCATGCGATTCCGATTCCTGCCAGCAGCAACCGCTCGAATGCCCAGCTTGCGCGCTCGTGAAACTGGTCCCGCTTGGCGGCGTAACGCGCGTTCAATTGACTCGAGTACGCATCGCCGTACACCATCTCAAGACTTCGAAATGTGTGCCAGAGCATCAACGCAGGCGTCACTACCACGTTGTCGATTTTGGGCTGCGCCGACATCCAGATTGCCTCGGCGCGCCCCGACCCTTGCAGTAGTGTCGTAATTTCCAGCGCCATTTCTTCCTGCGCCAGAAGCAACTTCTGCGTCACGTCGATCCCCTCGACATTAGCCACGTTCGCTAGCTGCGTATCCTGCGCTGTCAGGTCCCCCAGGTCCGAGATTGGACCGTCCGTGAACAGAGCCATATTTCCGCCTAGTCCTTTCCCGCCTTGGCTCCGCCCTTGAGCTTTCTCACGTCGTCGTTCAGCCGCTTCAATTCTTCCGAAGGCACCATCGACACTTCAAACCTCGATGCCGCGGCGGCCTCTTGAGCAGCTTTCAATGCGAGTTCCTGCGAGAGCCGGAATGCCGCCGCCTGGTCTGTACCCGCTAGATGCGCCGATCCTTCCACCATCATCTTGGCCGCCAGAAGTCGCGGCACTTCCACCATCACGCCCGGCCTGCCGCCGTCATCCGTCGGCCGGCTCACCACTACCGCATACGGAGTAGCGATTGTCGCCTCCGTATCTCGAATCCTCTGGTAATACGTCTTCACGTCCATTCGATCCTCCTGTCTCCCTCTTGTCCCATCATCGCGATGGGAGTTGCAAGATCTGACCAGCCTGGGTCGGATCTGGCAACTCCCGCCAGTCCTAAGTGTTCACCTGCACGCCCGACGTATTCCGCAGGATGCCGCAGCCGTACAGAATGTCCACCGTAAACTGTTGCGCCAGCGTATCCGGCTGGTAGCTCATCACCACCCGCATGCCGAAATTGCCGAGCTCCGCGTACTCCGCGATCGCGCCTGTTCCCGGCAACGGTTGCGGCAACCGGCGAATCACCAGACCGATCGCATCCCGCGCGAACGCCAGATTGTGCGTCGTCACCGGATTGCTCCCCGTGTACGGTATGAACTGCGAGCGGAACACGAAGAAGTCCTTGATCTTGCCCACCGAGCCGTCGATCAATGCCTTCAATCCGGCATCGCCCGCCGTCTGAAATTCGCTGAATCGCGGAATCTGCCGCCACGCCGAGTAAGTCGCGGCATCCACCACCATGTACTTCTCGGCGCTCGGCGGAACCTTCGCTAGGAACAACGCCGTCTCTGCCGCGTCGATTGTACTTTCGGTGATTGCCGTGCCCGGCGTTCCCACCGGTAAATTGGCCGTGAATCCGGCGTATAGATTCAAGAGATCGCTCTCCACCTTCTGTGCGATCGCCGCTACTGCCGGCTGCATGTAGATCTTCAACAGATCTGGCACCGCCAACACTTTGGTTACATCCGGAATCTGGAACGTCGCCTCCGCGTGCGTATTGAGCACGATTTGTGCGTTCCCCAGATTCGGATTCTGCGTTTGCACCGTCCCGCCCTCGAGGATGTTGTTCGCCTGCATCACCGGCGGAATCGGTACGTTGATTGTGTCTCCGGCATGTGCCAGAGACGGTTCATAGTCGCGATCGACCAGGTTCCCCATCACGAGGTTCCCGACCAGTACCGGCAATGCGTCCGCCGCCACCAGCTTCACAATCGCATTGGCGACATTAGCTGAAGTAATTGCTGCCATTTCTTCTCCTTCTTCCTTTCACTTAAAGTCCGCGAAGGGTCTGCGACGCCACGCGTACGATCTCTTCCCGCACTCGCTGCTTCTCCTCCGCGCTCATACCCGGTCGGATCTGTTCGAGACTGACCGCTTCCCGGCCTCCGTTTGGAGCTTTATGGGTGGCCGTCATCCCCGTCCCACCCGAAATCCGCGCCGGCAGAAACTCCGGATTGTCGTTCACGAAGCTCGTCAGGTAGTCACGCACCGATACTTCGCCGCTATCTCCCCGAGCCACCAGCCGCCCGTCCTCGGCGCGGATGATCCCGTCCTGCACCGCCTTAAAGGCTAGGTCGATCTTCGCGACCCCCAGCCGCTGCAACTCCGCGCGAACTGCCGAACTCCGCTCCGCTTCCTCCGCCGTCTTACGACTCCGCTGGTTCTCCGCCACCAACTCATTCATCCGCCGTTCCAACTGCTCCCGGCGCTTCCGTTCTTCCAACAGTTCCGCCTTATAAGCCGGTTCACTCCTCTCTTTCTCGTTATTCGCGAACTCTTGCACCGCCTGCCGCACGATCGATTGAATATCAATTCCTTCCATACGTCTCCTTGGTATTTCGACTTCCTTCCGCCAAGCCCTCACTCAATTACCAACCCACGTCGCGCAAGCCACCCCTCAGCGCTCTCTGCCCCCTCCGCGCTCTCGGGTTTTGACTTTTCTCGTGTTCCTCCGCGTCTCAGCGTCTCGGCGGTGAAAAAGCAAAATCCGGCAACTCCGCCGGACCCAACGGTGCGCCAGGCGCTGTGGTTCAAAAATTGTTCTCCCTGGTGAACTACTCACCCCGCTCAATCTCCTCCACCACTCGACTCTTCACGTCCTGCCGCGCATCGCTCAGATACTTCAGCGCCAGCCTCTTGAACACCTCCTTCCGCAGCGTCTTCGACTCGATCCCCAGACTGAACAACTTTTGCGCATCGTCCAATTCCGCGCCTAAGTCATTAATGTCGAACTCATCCATTCCCGAGACGTCGATCGTCACTCCGTCCTGTCGCGCCGCCGCGATCGCCCACAAAATCTGCTTCATCGCGTCCTTCACCATTCCGCCGAACGCCCGCAGCACCTCCTGCGTCGTCGCGAAATCCATCTGCTTGCTAATCGCCGATTGCCGCGCCCCCGTCCCCGACTCGCCGGACTGGGTCATCAGGTAGCAAACCCGGTAAATCTCGTCCCGCAGATTGTGCAGATTGTCCGCCGCGATCTGGTATACCTTGCCCTCCGGCTCCGTCCAGCCGAAGCGGTCTTCCTTCCCGAGTTGCAGATAGTAGGATTCCCCCACTACCTGTTTGAACTCGCGATCCGAGTACACCACCGGCGACGCAAACAGCCCCATCGTCAACGCCCACGAAAGTGCATTCGACTTGTTGAAGTGCTCTAACTGCAGTGAGGCCGCCTTATTCATTAGCCACAACCCGTCCGACACCTTCATCTCGAACACCGGCACTCGCCCCAGCGCCGCTAACCCGTGCCGGCCTTCGTCGATCAACTCAATAGGGCTCGATTCCCCACACTTCCGGTAAACCTGGTAGTTTTCACGGTCGTAATAGATCCAGCGCGTCTCCCGCTCCCACTTGCCGTCCGTTATCTTCGACTGTTGCAGGCACGACGTTCGCAGCACGATCCAATCCAGCCCGCCCATCTGATCGTGGTTCCAGTTGATCACCTCATCCGGACCGTAATCCGTCAGATAGGCCCGCGATTGTCCGCACGCATCTTCCTCGGCCCGCGTCCGCGCACCGCCGCTAACCTTCGGAAAGTCCACCACCGCGTAACTGCTGCCGCACACCAGCGCCTGCACGAACCGCTGCCGGAAAAATTCGCTCAAGCTCGTGCCCTTCAGGTCGCAATCCTCGGAAAAAACTCCGTAGAAGCTCTGTGCCGCCGGATCGCTTCCGCCGAACAGCAGCCCCGGTGTCGTCCGCATCAGCGTGGCCGCATACCAATCGATAATCGACCCGACATAGTTCTCGTAAAAGACCCGCGCCAGTCGTTCCAGATAGACTTCGCCCGGCTCCTTATTGCGTCGTACCAGGTAAAGCGACGCGTTCGCGCGCAACTGCTCGCCTCCCGCGTAAAGATCGCCGTACTGCTTCCAGATTGCCCTCCGTACGACATACTCGGGATGCTCCCGGTTGATGGTTTCCATTTCTCTCATCTGTTCCCGTTTCTTGTGATTCCTTAAAACCCCAGGGAGTGCGATTGCTCGCCGATCGGCGGCAGCGGCCGGCATTCCCGCCAGATCAAATACCCAAGCGCGTCCGACACATGCGTCCGCTTGCGATCGCGATCCTTATCGATTTGCCCCGTATCACCCTTGAACGACACCTGCTCGAAGTCCAGGATCAGTTCCTTGCACTTGTAGTCGACCTTCAGCCCGATATCCCCATTCGCCGATTTCAGCTTGGTGTTCATCAGGTTGATCCGGTCCCTCACATTCGGGTTCGCTTTCGGAACATTGATATCCACCTTCACCGAGCAATTTTCCCGGAGTTCCTCCTCCAGCATTTGGTAGTCTGAGTACCCCGTCGTCTGGTGTGCGTAGCCCGATGCGTCGCCGTAGATCGAGATTCCCGCCGTGTGCTTCGGGTATCTTTTCAGAAATTCCTGGCATGCCTGTCGTGTGGTAGCGTGCCGCAGCACGATCTCGTCCAACACGCTCACCCGGCCGTCCTTGATCTGTGCGATAACGGAACTCATCGGGTCCACGTTGAAATCCAGCGCCCACAGAAGCGGCAGCTGTGGGCTCAGGCTCAATTCCTGCACGTGATCCGTCTGCACGAACGAGCTGTATACGCGATTTCCGTCCTGGCTGAGATACTCGCCCAGCACTTCCTGTGCGTAAAACCGTTCGTCGTAACTATCTCGCAGTCGCTCGTAGAAGTCCGGATCACGCCCCAACAGATGCCGGTTTTCGCTGCCCTTTGCGCGGATTAATTCATAATCCGGCGCCTTCTTAACGATGAATTTGCGATAGACCCAGTCGTACCCCTTCGGCGTCCACGCCGCGAACCCGCACTGCCGCGTCGCCTTCGGATCGCGCAGCCGACCTTCCAACCGCAGCCAGGACTCCTCCTGCGTGTAAGTCAATTCATCCAGTCCGAACCACGCCAGATTCGTGCCGCGCAGCCGTTCGAAATCGTCCACCGGCCGGAACAGAATCCGCGACCCTGTGTCGCTCATCACCACCGTGTTCTCGGCCTTGTTGTGCTCGTAAGGAATGTGATTCGCCGCCAGAATTTCGAACAGCGTCGCCTGCGTAGCGTCGCGCAGCATCGGGTAAGTCGGCGCTCCCAGGAGGCCCGTCCTTCCTGGATTTAGGTAAGTGAGCCGGATTGTCTCCTGGCACAGCGCCTGGCTCTTACCGCTGCCGATAGGTCCCGAATAACCCTTATATCGGGTGTTGCAGTTATGGAAGCTCTTCTGTGACTCCAGCGGATCGTAGATTATTTCTCGGATTTTGACGCCGTGTCCGGAGTCACCCATGTAACTTTGATCTCCTTGGCCTCATCGTCCCGCCCTATTTCCTGGCCGAGTTGGAGGAGCTTCACATACTCCGCCACTGTAGGCTCAAAATCCTTCTGTTCGATCTTGGTTTCGAACTGCCCCAACGTCTTTTCCAGCAGTTCGTGAACCCGCACTTTCTTGCTCACTTCGTCCCAGTTCGGGCACTCACGACAGGTCTTCGGTACGTTCGTATTCGAACGGCCTTTTCTCGCCAT